GAGCGTCAAAATTACCAGTAGTGAGAGACGTAATTAAAGGAACTCCAGTGAGATCATACTTTGCTTGATTATTTACAGAGTATGCAGCGCCTTCATTAACCTGAATTTGACGAGTAGATGGAAAAGATGAGTAGAAATCGTTCAGAGTTTCTCCAGCTTCAATTTCAGCAAATTTTCCAGTGTCGAATTTAGAAGCTACAATCTCGTACTCGTTCAAGTTTAATTCTTTAATTGATTGGATTTTGTATACTTCTTGAGCGGTATTAGCTAGAGTAACCGAACAAGGGACTCCAATCTTGGCATTTTCTAATAAAGGTAATCCAGAATTACTAATGCTTGTATCAAGAACAAATTTTGCGCCGAAACTGGTAACATCCACACTAGTAGCGTTAAAAACAACATTTTGAGGAATGTCGGTCTGATACAATTCACTGATGCTTAACTTGCTTGGACTTTTTGCTAAATTATAGAAATCATCAAATTGATTTTTACCAGTAGGAATTAAAACAGAAAGCTGTGCTAATAATCCTGTAGAACTAAAATTTCCAGCAGTTAAATCAATGTTAGTGTGAATTATACTGTTAGCTAAATCTATGTCTAACACTCTGCCCACATGTTTTTTCAGAGTGCGCAATTCATCGTTGATAGAGATTAAATCGCCTGGTCTACAAAGAAGAGTTTCTAAACCTCCTACAAATTGGACATTCTGATCTTCATTGATTGTCGAGTAAATAGTATGTTCACCAATGCGTTTAGCATGAGCGCGGCTTGTTACGCCAAAAGTTTGAGCAGAAGTTCTTAATATACCCCTTGTTTTAATATCATCAGCATCTTCAACGTATTCGATTTTTTCTTTAAATAAATCGTCTCTATCTAAATAAGAAACCTCAATAACATTGTACTGCAAATCTTTACGAGAGTTTGTATAACCAAAAGAACCATCTTTAACATTGCTGTTATTAAATGAAGATATGATTGGTTTTAAACGATCATTAGTAAAGCTAATTTCAGAATTGGTATAAAACATATTACCCCTGAATGAAGCAACGATAGATTTAATCATATCAAAAACATTAGTCTTATCCGCGATTACTCCGTTAAAACCGTAACGAGGCTCTAAACCACCATCTGCGGCTGGGACTCCAACAAATACCCCTTTATTATTTGTTACATTCACAGCGTCACAGAACTGAGCGATCTTGTATAACTCCCAATAGTTAACTTGAGTGGGAGAAATAAAGTTACCCAAACCATATCTTCTATTGATTAATAAATCAAAAATAATCCAAGCTGGGTTATCTGTCCAAGCTAATTTAAAAGTTCCATCCCAGTTTCCTCTGTAAATGATTTTACTATCGTCAGTATCAGGAAGAGGATCAAAAACAGCCTTTTCCGAAGCTGTTAAATAACGTTTATCTTTTCCGTTAGCTTTGAGAGGGAAATAATTACTAGGAACAAATACTTTTTTGAATCTAGCGTCATAACTTCTAGCGGGAATTTGAGGCAGTGTGCGAGCGTCTAATTTCAATCCACAAATAGTAGAGTATGGATAGGAGAATGGAAGATTAATGACTTCAGTGACTTTTTCTAAAAGTATCTCTCGTTTAACAAGAGTAGAGTAAGACTCGTATGTTGAGCGATACACTCTTACGAAACGTAACTGATCAGGTTGAGCAGGCGGCAAAATCAATGGAGCAGCAAAATTTTGTTGAGCGCCCATAATGAATCTCGTATATCTAGGAATGATTGATGAATTATTGTTCTCTTCTCTTCCTATATCAATAGAAGCGGGAGAATTTGCGGTTCCTTTTATTTGATATTCATTAGCTGCGGTTATTGATTCTACTCCATTTTTATCTTGATACCCTAATTCGATTTTAAAGTTAACAACAGTTGGCAATAGAGTCCCAGCGTCTACTTTTTTAAAAGTCTTTTCAGCTACGTTTGCTTGCCGCAATGTCGTTTCATTAGCTGCCATATCACTCAAAACCTGAAGAGATAAAGTTACATAAACTCTATCCACATTAGGGTTATTAACAATATGAGTAACTGGAATCGCAGGTTCAGCAGCTAAATTAACGTATTCTTTATTCCAAGAACTAAAATCATTCACACCAGTATTTCTTCTTACGTCAGAACTTCCCTCATCACGATATAGAAGATCAATACATGTTTTTAGTAGCGCTGTAATTTCCGAAAGCTGTATGCTGATGAGAGAAATCCCGTTAAACGTGTTCATGCATGAGTTTATATCTGAGACAATTTGACGCTCACCCGATGCGGGATCAGTGTCTTTTAAAAACCTATAATCACTATCGGGTAAAGAAGCAGGACCATCTGTAGTGAATCTAATCTTAAATTTTTGACTAACTCTATTGAAAATAACATTTAATATTTTTCTATCTGTCCTCATATCCTCGTCTATATCGTTTGGATCTTCCTCTGCATTCCAAGTATTAGCGTAATTAAATTTAAAACCTATCAAATTCCCAACGCCATCTGCTTGATAAAGATTTATAAATTTAAAATGATTTAAGTTGCCTATTAAGGTTAATGTTATTTCATCTTCTAACATTTTTTTGGACTGTGCTGCATTTTTTCCTGGAAATAGAGGATTTGTTAATCCAACGTTATAAGCTAGAATAGCGTCATATTCAGATTTATCAATAGTGCTAGATAGAATATTAACATCTATTCCCGATTTTGCGCTTGGTAAATTAACATCGAATTGACTGTCCAATAGACCTCCGCTACTACTACTAATCAATGTTCTAATAGGTCCAAGTTTACCGTATGGGCCTCTTAATTTAGTAGAATATTGTTTATCACTATAAGCTTTATTAAATGAACTTAATGGTTTTTGCAACTCATCTCCATTTCTTATTTCCATAGAAGCATTACTAAAATTATACTTAGAAGCGTCATTAGTAATATTAATAGACTTGAATTGATTGATAACAGCATCAATGGAATTTTGAAAAGGTTTATCGTTATTTTTGTATAAAAATAAATAAAATGAACCTCTAATTATTAAAGACTCCGCTGCTCCTAGATTACTAAAATAAGTTAAATTAATATTACTAGGAGGTAAAATAAATCTTTTATTTTGCAATTCTGTACTCTCTAGCGGCAGATAAGTTTGATTAACGAAATCATTCTCTACATAAACTAAAGTATCCAAAGATAAAGCAAGATTTGTCGGTAAATTAAGATCAATTTTTAAACAGAAAAATGGATAATCTTCATCAAATTCTTGAGGAAAATTTGGCAACAAATATGATAAGACTTCTTTGCTAGAAGTATAATTAAATTTATAGGCTAAATTACTTAATCTTTTATAAACAACACTACTTTGAGAGATGGAATTATTTTTTAAAACATAATTAATATCTTCAATAGATGAGTATATACTGTTTGCGATGTCTTTTCTAGAATTTAAAACAGAAAAAGACGCTGCCCTTTTAAACTCAGTTCCAAGAGTAGACGAACCTTTCAATTGGTCTGATACAGAAGTTAAAGTTTTATCTAAAAAAGTTTTATTGTTATAAAATACGGAAGAAAATGTTCCACTTACGCTAGGAAAACTAAAGCTTGTTACGGATTCTGTTGAATTTTCGTAAGATTGTTTGATCGGAAAGTCCTCTAAGTATATACCTTCAAAAATACCTATATCATTAACGTATTCTCCACGTTGATTAACAAGACCATCAATAACTCCATCAGATATAAGATCAATACTTTCTACATAATCGTACGAAGAAATAGCTTGTAAATCTCCTAATTCCGCAGGTTTAAGAGTAGGAGGAGGGGGCGGATCAGGAGCTTTAGGGCCACCGCCAGCGCCGCCTAAAAAACTAAAATTTTTCTTAACAAAATGCTTCATTTTAAATTAATATTCGATAGAGAAGTTGAGATTGAATTTGAGCTATCAATAGAAGCTGATTGGTTATTTGCTTTCTTACTAGAACTGTTATTGAATTCGTCTGACAAAGATAGTGATAATGGGAAAGATTTAAGAGAAGATTGAACGACAAAAGAACCAATTCTTAATCTTCCGTAAACAAGAGGAACTGGATTACCTTGTTCCATGACATTCTCCCTATTAGAGAAAGCTAAAGACTTGCTAAAAGCCGAAGAGACTCCTTCAGCGCCAGGAATCTTTGGATACTCTACCTTTCCAGCTTGAATATAGGAGTACACAGCAGTAGCCACAGAAAGAACAAGGCTTGCCGCAGCAAATCCTACTGGACCACTGCCTAAAATCATAGGAACAAAATCTAATCTCTTAATTTTTTCTTCATGAGATTCGCCATTTTTAATCCACCTACCATTTACTACATAAGTATAGTGTATATTTTTTTTATACAAAGCTTTTAAATCAATCAAGAAGTCGTCATTGTTAGCTTCCATTGCTCCCAATAAATCTTTTGGTTTCGAAATAGCTATGCAGTGTTTCGAACCATATTTTTTTGCTAGAATACCGTGTAAATAAACTTCCGTCATAAATAACCTTTTACCTTGTTTAGTATATTTACATCTATTTCATGATTTTGAGGCTCGTAAAGCGCAAATTTATTATCAACCACAGAGTAAACAAGAGACAGCAAGCAACAAGCTTCAGCGTTAGACTTATCCATTTCAGAAAAATCAGCGCTTGTGTGAGGATGAGAGTGAAAAATAAACAATAATTCATTTTCACTCTTGAATTTTAAAAAATCCAAAGGATCAACACAAAAAAAAGAATTAGGCTCTGGAGAGCGATTAGCTAAAATTTGAGATATATAAACCCCATTTCTTAAACCAACAAAAGCGCAACATTCAATATTAAAATAACGATCACTATGATCTTTTAAAAATTTAAGAATGTCTTTAAAATCATTTTCTACCTTTATATGAAGCTCCATATTGATATTTGTCTGTTGCTGGAAAGCCGCCGAAGGGCAAATAAGCCCCTGACGGATCGGCGTTAAGAGTTGCTGGTACTAAATTATATACTGTTTTTCCTGTATTAGCTGTTGCTCCCAAATATCCAGAGTAAGATATTTCAGTATTAGCGAATCTCTTTCTACAAGAAGAAATGATTTTAGAACAACCGTCTTTCTCCCAACGAGAAGAGTCTAAACTTGGATGATTATTTTCTGAAGCTGTATGCTGAATGCTGCACACATACCAAGTGCGAAAAGGATCTTTATCTGTAGTCGCGTAAATGATTTCGCCGCTATTATAGGACTTGCCATAATTCCATTCGTTTTCAGTTGTTTGGAAATTGAAAGTTCCTGTTGGAATAACAGTAAAATTTTTGTCATTTTCTTGACAAACGGGTTGACCAAAATAATTGCAGCCGACTCCCCTGTATTGCCAGTAGCAATAGCGGGACAATACCAAGCGGCCAGGAATAGTAAAATTCTCCAAATCAAAAGGAGCGGTCAATTCAAACTCAACAAGAAGTTTATTTTCTTGCAACTTTTGAGAAATGATGTAAGTATCTTTATTGATTTCTGCGGTTGGATCAGCAACTCCAAACGGATTAACGCCTCCTTCAAAATTAGAGTCATCAATATACTTTAAAAAAATCTTAATTCGCTCTAATTTCGCATGTTTAAAATCGTTCTTGCGTCTTAACACTTGACTAATAGTTAAGTTAGCATTACTAATGCGAATGCGAGGTCTATTAATTCTATTAAAAGCGTTAGTCTCGAAATCTTCCACTTCCACCGCAATTGGCAAATATGAGATTTCGTTCAAGACTACATTGCCTTCAATTCCATGAGAGCAAGGATGAAAAGGGAAAAAAGAATCGGGTTCATTGATCGTATCATAATAAAGCTTGTAAAATTCCAAAACCGCAGTTGGTTCTAAATCCACTAGGTCATTGGAGATTTTATTGTTAATTGGCATGACTATAAATAATAAAGGCGCTGAGTATAATTTACACGAATTTCTTGGAGAAGAAGAAGTTAAAGAAGAATTGCGCTCTTTATATAGGGTATTTTTTGCTAAATCAAAGCCTTTATCTTTTAAGACTAAGACTTTATCTGATCTTCACAGAGAAACCGAAAGCTATTTCGATTATTTAATTGAAAACACAAAAATAATTTACTCTCGTCAAGACTCTAAGATTATAGCTTTTATTGCTTTTGATTCAGAGAGAAAGACTCAGGTTTACTCAATCCAAACAGCGCACCTAGCGAAATTAAATGCTTGCGAATTTGTTTTTGCCGCCACAGATCACCGCAATCTTTTTGAACTAAAGAGAGTGGCTTATGATATTTTTCACTTTTTAAAAGAAAAATGCCAAGTTCAATTTATTATAGGAAACGTCAACCGTGAACGAAAAAAAGACAAATACATTAAAACAATAGTTAGAATTTTTAATTTTCAAATTTTTGATAATAATATAGCTCTTTATGAAATACCGTAATAAATTTGATTTTTCAGGAAAATGTTCTGACGATGGACATAATGCAGAAGACCTTTTC